GCGGTGCGGTATATCGTGCACCTAAAGGCACAACGCTGCCGACAGACGCAACATCGGCTCTTGCAGCGGAGTTCAAGTGCCTTGGCTATTGCTCAGAGGACGGACTTTCAAACGGCAATGACCGCTCAAACAGCAACGTAGCAGCCTGGGGCGGAGATGTAGTGCTCAATATGACCAACGCAGGCAGCGACACATTCACGGTGACGCTCATCGAAACGCTCAACGAGGAAGTGCTCAAAACGGTCTACGGCTCTGATAACGTCACAACTGCACTTGAGGGCAAGGATATAACAGTTGCCGTGAACGGCGGCTCTGACGAAGAGAGCGTGTATGTTTTCGAGCTTATCCTCAAGGACGGAGCTTTAAAGCGTATCGTAGTCCCTTGTGCCTCTGTAACGGCTCTGGGCGAGATCAAGTATATAGACACTGACGCAGTGGGCTATAACATCACGCTGACAGCCGTCAACGACAGCAAGGGCAACTCACACTATGAGTACATTCACCTGAAATCTGAGTAACAGGAGGAAGATCATATGCTTAAAGGTATCACAAAAAGCGGTTTTGACTATGAGATAGAGGATAAGGCTCTTGACAACTGGGAGCTGCTTGAATCACTTGTGGCGATAGATGAGGGCGACACTGCCGCTGTCATCAAGGTGGCAAGACAGCTCCTTTCCAAGGCACAGCTCGACAGCCTCAAAGAGCATTGCAGAGATATAGACACAGGAATAGTGTCAAGAAACAAGATGCTTGCAGAGATCGCCGATATACTGAAAGGCGAAGGCTCAGAGGGCGACAAAACAAAAAACGCCTGAGGGCTGTCTGCGGACTTGCCCATATGATATGCCGTGATGAGATGTCGCTTGCCTGCGATCTCGCAGAGGTCTATCACATATACGACTACAAAACGCTGCCGCTTTCCTCAGTGGCGGCGTTTTTTATGGGTCTGCGTCCCGACAGCCGATGCAAGATGCTGCTCTCGGGGGATAAGGTCACTCTTGACACGCTCCTTGCTGCAATGATATATGACAAGCTTGCGTGGCTGCAATGGGCTAAAACGAAAGACGGTGCAAGAGGTGTGAACATACCCGAAACTGTTGTTTCAAAGCTTTTAGGCGACAGTGAGAGCAAAACACGAGGATTTACAAGTATCGAAGAATTTGAAAAAGCAAGGCAAAATCTGATAGGAGGTGAAACGTAATGGCGGAAGGAACTAAGCTTGCAGACGCATATGTGCAGATAATACCTATCTCAGAGGGCATAACAGGCAGAATAAAAGACCTGTTCAAAGACCTGCCCGACGAGGGCGACAAGGCAGGCGACAAAACAGGCAGCTCCTTTGCCTCAAAGCTCAAAAAAGCTGTTGCGGCGGCAGGTGTGGGAGCGGCTATAAGCAAGGTCGTCACCTCTGCATTCACTGAGGGTGCGGCTCTTGAGCAGTCGCTTGGCGGTGTTGAAACACTGTTCAAAAAGCACGCTGATATCGTCAAGAAGAACGCACAGGATGCCTACAAGACCGCAGGAGTAAGTGCAAACGAGTATATGGAGAACGTCACGAGCTTTTCTGCGTCGTTGCTTTCATCTCTTGGCGGTGACACACAAAAGGCGGCTGAGGTCGCTCACACTGCTATGGTGGATATGTCCGACAACGCCAACAAATTCGGCTCGGATATGCAGTCCATACAGACCGCTTATCAGGGCTTTGCAAAGCAGAACTACACAATGCTTGACAACCTCAAGCTTGGCTACGGTGGAACAAAGTCTGAAATGGAAAGGCTTTTGCAGGACGCTCAGAAGCTCAGCGGAGTTGAATACAACATTGATAATCTGAGCGACGTTTACAACGCTATCCACACAATTCAGCAAAACCTTGATATCACAGGCACAACAGCCAAAGAGGCAAGCACCACCTTTTCAGGCTCCTTTGCAAGCATGAAATCTGCCGCAAAGAACTTTTTGGGCGTGCTTACCGCAGAGGGTGACGCCGACAAGGCTTTCAATGACCTGTTAGGCTCGGCAGACACTTTCTTTGAGAATGTGAAACGCCTTGCTAAAAGCTTTCTCTCACAGTCTGTGCAGGTGTTTGACACGGCAGTGGGTCAGCTTTTTGAGAAAATGGGCGTTGACGCAGAAAATATAGAGGGCGTTATAGAGGGTGTTCACAACGCCCTTAAATCCATAACAGCGGCAATTGTGACATTCATTGCGGTGTCAAAGGTGTCTGCGGTCACAAAGTCCTTTGAGGGGCTTACTCTGCAAATGATACAAGGCAAGGCTATGGCAACGGCCATGAATGCCGAAATGGCTATAACTCAAAATCTTGCGGCAGGTATCGCCGCAGGTGTCGCACTCATAGGCAGTGCGATCATAAATCATTTTGCCAATGAGATAGACGTCACAGAAAGCAGTATAGTGAATTTGTCCGAGAGCGTCAAGCAGTTTTCGGACAAGTGTTTTTCCACCAAGAGTGCCGTTGAAAGTCTTCACGAAGAACTTGCCGACAGCACAGACAGTAATAAAAAGCAGGCTGACTCTTATCGTGCACTCAATGACAGGCTCAAAGAGCTGAATGAAACTGAAAATAAAAGTGCTGATGAAAAAGCCGAAATGCAATCCATTATAGATCAGCTCAACGGCGATATAGAGGGTCTTAATCTGACCATAGATGATCAGACAGGCGGCTTGAAAAACAACGCAGCAGCGGTGAGCAATATGCTTGACGCTTATGCGGATATGCAGGACACGAAAGAGCTGCAGGATAAGCTTGCGGAGGCTCTGAGAAACCAAGCGGCGGCTCAGAGTGAGTATGACGAGGCTTTGGAAAGGTACAAACAGGCTAAGGCTGACGGCTTGACAGGCGATGATTTTGACGCACTTGCACTGTCGCTGAACACAGCCCACGGCGCTCTTCTCACCGCCAATGAGGACCTCTCGACAGTAAGACAGTCCATAGAGGAAGCAAACACCGCTCAGAAAGAATTTACCGACGCTTATGCAGTGACAACAGGCTCGATAGCAGAACTCTCGGAAGAAACGCTGTCGCAGATAAATGACATCTGCGACAAGTATGCAGACGCATACAAAACCCAGCACGATCTTGTGTTCGGACAGATAGATCTTCTTGACGAGTTCTGTGGAAAGTCAGATGTGACCGCCGAACAGCTTATCGCAAATCTTGACGATAACATAAACGGCTTTACCGATTGGGAGAACAATCTCGCCAAGCTGAAAAAAAAGGTCGCAGACGGCATTATCTCACAGGACTTTTACAACAATCTTGAAGAAATGGGTCCAAAGGGCGCAGGCTACGCAAAGGCTTTTGTTGATATGTCAGATAAGGAACTCAAGAAATACTCTGTAAAGAGCAAGGGCATTTTTGACGAAATGAATGACTACGTTGACAGAAGTATGAGCAAGATGAAAGATTCTTCTGCAAAGCTCCTTGCAGACCTTGTTGACCTGCCGTCACAAAACTACTACAGTATGCGGACGGCGTATGAAGTACTAGGACAGTACGCCGCAGACGGCTACGCAGACGGCATACAGAGCAGAATGTCATTTGTAAGTGCCACAGTAAATGAAATGGTCATAAGGGGCATAAACGCCGCAAGACTTGCACAGGATTCACACTCGCCTTCAAGAGTTTTCCGCACACTTGGCGGATATGTGGGCGAGGGCTATGCACTGGGTGTGGCTGATGAAACGTATCTTGCAGTGCAGGCTTCTGAAAACATGGTCAGATCTGCAATACAAAGTGCCAGCAGTGTTGACAGCAGGATAGATGTATCTTCACTGAGAGAGCAGACAGCTACACAAACTGTGCCTGATACGTCAAACATGGGTATGCGGTCGGCTATACTCAACGCCCTTGCAGAGTATGCCTCTGTTGACGGCAAAAGCACTAAACAGCCTATCAATGTAACTGTGGAGATAGACAAGCGAGCTGTTGGCAAGGCTGTGGTAGAAGATATAAACTCGCTGACAAAGCTTAACGGCAAGTCACCGCTTGTATAGGAGGTATGCAATGGAATATCTGAAATTCGGTGATACTGAAATAGCTGTGCCGACAACGTTCACAATAGATAAGAAAAAAATAATGTCCGATAATGCAGGGCTTTCCTCGACCTGCAAATATGTGGGTGACGTAAAGGGGCTACAGACCACGCTTCACATAGAGTGGGCAAATCTTAAACCGCAGGAAGTAGCAATTATAAACGAGTATGTTCTGAATGTGCAGGACGCTGATTTTCCTGTTACCTACCTTGATGAAACGTTCAACATGGTCACGGTACGTTTTAGGGCAGAGGGTACAACATACGAGCAGTGGGGTTGGGATAAGAAAAGACAGCTTTGCAAGGTGCTTTCCCTTGACCTTTATGCCTATTCCGGTACAGGTGAGGTGACATAAATGTACACAGTAAGCGACATTGTATCATCAAAGATAGAGAGCTATTGCAGAACGTGGAGAATGGAGCTTGAAGACACAAACAGCATACTTACAGGCGACAAGATAGTATCTGCAAGCAGTACAGCTCAAAGCACGTCCTTGTCTGACGACATCGAGCTGGGTGCCGTGTGTTCGCAATCGTGGAACATGACAATAAGTGACACTGAGATAGCGTTTCTTGGAAAGAACTATGACACATATCTGTACCTCGTGGACTACGAAACGAACGGCATACTTGCAGGCGAAAAGATACCAATGGGACGTTTCACCTGTGTAAAATCAAAGAAATCAGGCGGCAGCGTCCAGCTGACAATGGCGGACAGGCTGTACTTTTCGGATAAGCCATATGTGCCGCATATTCCTATGCCAAACTGGAATAAAGCCGTTGAAGACGACATTTGCAGACAGCTGGGTTTGCAGAATGGAAATGATTATACGGAAGTCAGGTTACTGCGTGACAAGAACGGCAGAAGGTTGATAGATAAGAACGGCAAGGTGCTGTACTCAAAGTATTTCTATTTCAAGGTCAGCTCAGTGCCAAAGGACGTGACCATGCGGCAAATGCTGTCTTACCTTGCCTCAGCTCAGGGGCAGTTCGGGTATGTTGACCGCTTCGGGCGGTACGTCCGAAAATGGTACGGCTCGAGCGTGAAAACGCTTGATAACAACACAATAGACCTGCCAACACTGTCTGAAAGGCAGAACGCTATCGTGGGCATTATCTGCAAAGTCGGTGATGATGTAACGTTGTCGCTAGGCGTGACAGATACAACACAGGGACGTGTGTTGGAATTTGAAAACCCATACATGACAGAGTCTTTGCTACAATCTCTGTGGCGCAGGATAGGTGGATTTTCGTGGTATACCACTGAGCTGTACCACAGACTTGGTGACCCACGTTTCGACATAGGTGACGTGGTGACCTACACCAACGGTGCAGACAGCTATAACATACCGATAACGAATTTAGGATTTACCTTTGACGGCGGACTGAGTGCTGATATTTCGGCGGTAGGTTTGTCGGTAGAAGAACAGCTTTAAAAAGGGGGCGAGATAATGGCTGATGAAAATTTGACATTGGCGCAGGACATCACAGAAAATGACTATCCTATGCAACACGCAGGTGAGGAAATCGATGAAATACTGAGCCGAGCCGGCAAGATACACTATGGCACTGTGGAATACAAGATGACGAAAGCGAATCCACTGATGCAGATACCGCTTGGACTGACTTTTGCGCCTAAGCAGGTTATAGCAACGCTACGGCAGACAGCCGCACCAACACCATATCAGAACTACTGCACCCACGTCTATGGGTCAGGAACGTCATATTATCTTAGTGTCTGCATGGGAGCTGGGGCAACAGGAACCGTGCCAACAGGAACATACTATGTTGATTATATTGCAATAGAGTAAAGAGGGGTGATTAAATGACGATAACATTAAATTCAGACTATGACGTAACACTAAGCACCGCCCTGCTAGGATATGTAGGTGAAACAAACGCACGTCCTGTGACCATCGAGGGCATGGAGATAGACGGCGCAGACCGCTACGTGCTGACGATAGACTACGGTTGCGGAGTGGAATACGAAGTCGATATCACAGGCGGACAGTGGACGCCTACAGCTGATATACTGCGTTCAGCGCAAACAGTCAGCTGCCAGATAGTGGCGAAGAAGCTGTCAGGTGATGAGTATATATTAGTTAAAAAATCACGAATTTTCCACCTGAGAATAGGTGCGGCTATAGGCAATAATGCAGTACCGTCACCTGATGTGGCTGTGGACGCACTGGACCGCATAGACGCCATAGGCAGACAGGCGCACGCAGATATGCAGACAGCTGTCACCGCCGCAGAAACGGCGACTACAGCGGCTGAAAACGCTGAGAAATCAGCTACCACCGCAGGAGTATCAGCCGATACGGCAACGCAGGCGGCTGAACGTGCTGAGACCGCACAGGCATCTGCTGAAACGTCCGCAACGCAGGCAGAAACCGCCATGCAGGGCGCAGAAACTGCACGTGCTGAGGCAGTCACATCACAGAATAACGCTAAAATATCCGCAGCCCAGGCGGCAACATCAGCACAGCAGACCACAGCCGACAAGACCATAACGGCAGGCTATGCTAAAACCGCCAAGACCTGCGCTGACAGCACTACGGCTGACAAACAGGCAGTGCAGAAACTGGCGGCACAGGTCACAGCCGACAAGGCTACAGTGGCAGACCATGCCGCTAAGGTCGCAGAGGACAGAACAGCTGCTGAGACTGCTGCACAGACAGCACAGGCGGTGGCTGATAGTTTGCCTGAAGATTACGTGACGGCTGTCGGGAAAATCGCTGAGAACACGGCTGAAATTTCTGCTGCAAAGCTGACCGACAAGGAACTGCAACGCAGGGTAAACGCACTGTTTGACATTGGTCAGGGTGTGACACACCAGTTTGAAACGGACAGCGAAACGGCGTATGCTAAGACAGTGCCTACAGGGGCAAAGCTGATGAGCGTGAAGTCAATAGGCGGTCATTCTGAGGTCATTGACGGAGAGATTGTCAGCGCTGGCACAGAGAGCGTTGTGGAGCAGGGAAAGAATTTGTGGGACAAAAGTGGCAAAGAAAATAGCGATGCCTATACGATTCCAATGTATTATAATGGCAGATATAAGGGTTTGAAAATTCCGTGTGAAAATGGTGATTATGTAGTATCAACAAAACATAAATCTGGATATACGTCGGGCATGAGTAAAGCAGTGTATGTGATTGCCACTGAAATCAGCACTGATAACAACCTAACAGGGACGGTTATAGAGCACTCGACAGGATATGGTTACAATGTCGATAAAACTGGAACTATTTCTGTTAAACATGGATACATTATTCTATCTGTGTATTTTGGAGACTCTACAGCCGCCAGTAGAAAATCATTTTTTGATTTGTGCGATATTCAAATTGAAAAATCCTCAACCGCCACAGCCTACGCCCCCTACCACCGCAACGAATACCCAATCCCCGAAGCAATCAAGGCACTGCCTGGCTACGGCTGGTCGGCAGGAACGGCACGAAACTGGGTGGACTATGAAAATAAAAAATACTATCAATGTGTACAAAGTGTTGATTTGGGGACGC